GTCATCAAGAACAAAATTCTCAACATTCTTTTCAAGACCGCCTTTGTCTTTTCTTTCAGTTCTAGTAACTCGTATGTTTCTAATTGGTTTTAAAAATCCTGACAGGTTTCCTGTGCGTGGCCTAAAGCCAACACCACAACCATTTAACAACAACCATAAAGAATCGACCATATCAGAGACCGATCCAATTTCTAAAAACGAACAATTGAATTGACTAATCTCTCTTCGCTTAGATACTTCTGTACCACCTAACCAAAGAGTTCTTCCCGCAACAGAAACCTTGCGATCAATAATTAGTTCTCTTAAATCTTTAAGTTCTTTTTTTTCTTTGTTGCTTAACTTACTTCCCTTGGCGCGCTCCCACAACCAAGTTTGGTGTTCTATAATTCGACTAATAGTTTCACTCCAAGTTTCAAACTTGTCGCCTTCGATTGGTCGATTATATGTTCTTCGTGTAATAACTTTTGCTCGTGTACTAACCATCTACTAAATCCTTTAAATTAGGTTCTTTATAATTTGGGCCTTTTAAAATCTTACCTGTAGTAGGATCTCTAGTTACTCCCTTCTCTACTTTAGTCATATTTGATTTATGTATTCTGTCGAATACTTCTTGTAAATTAATACCAAATACAACTGCCATTCGTGATACTACATATTGTAAATCACCTAACTCTTTCAAAAGATTAGTCTTTTGCTCGGTAGTAATTTCTTTTTGGTTTGTAAAATTTGATGAGATATCAAGCGCTATCTCTTGCAGCTCAATAAACTCTTCTTTAATAAGACGCAAAGAAAGTCTCAAGTCTTCCAAGTTTAATTTAACATTGATTGGATGTTTGGCTATCTTATTAAAGTCAATAATTTTTTGCTCTCTGTCTGACACATTATTCTCCTTCCTCAAGTTTTTTAATTATTCTTTGACAATACCAGATTGCTTTTTCGATGTCTTTCTTTTGGTTTTCTTTTGTGTTGTTTTTTCTTCTGTATCTACTGATGTACTTGATTGCGTTTGCGACGCTTGGTGCTTCTTTACCTGGGATTCCTTCACAGACGCTTTCGATGTAGTCGATCGCTTCGATACCTTTGCCGTACTTGTAGTGTTGTGGGTTGATGCTATCCACTTTTCTTCTTTTGGATGCCATAGTTTTATCTCCTTGTTTTCTACATTGTAGTCTCCATACCTTAGAATTCTCGCTAGTTGTACCATTTGGATAGCGTACTCTTCGGAGAGATGATTGTTAATAAAAGCTTGGAGTGTTGCACCCCAAGGGTCTCGTAAATTTTCTTCAACAATTGCGTTAGCTTTCTTTGTGCCTATGCCTGGAATACCTTTAAAGTTATCTGCACTATCACCAATCATCGCTTGCTTAAACATATTTAAATCAGCTACTCGTTGGTTAATTCTAACCGCTCTGGTAAATTTATCAGGATTATAAAACTTACACGGAACGGTCAGTAAATCTTTATCAATTGAAATTACAACAGGATCAGGAACATTAGGGTCAGTACCCATAAGTCCTAACAAGTCGTCAGCTTCTAATCCTTCGCGGACAACATTTGTATATTTCTTTTTAAGATATTCTAAAATGTGTGGTAGTAGTTCAGGACGAACAACATCTTTTCTATTGGCTTTATATTCAGGATAAATTTTATGCCTGAAATATTTTCTTGATGGGTCACTAAAACACAAAATAATTTTATGTGGTTTAATTCTTTTTACCCAACCATCAATCATAATATCTGCATACTTCTCAGCATTCTCAGGTATTACAGGTGATAGTTCGTCTTTGCCGTCTACAACTGCAACGGCTGACTTAAACGCTACGATGTCTCCATCAATTAAAGCTAGTGTCATATTATTATGTCCTTATCTCATCTGTTCTTTTAGTCTCACTCACACATCGCAATTGATATGTTATAGGAAACGGAATCATCTGATTCATTTCTTGTTCCATAACTACCAATCGTTCTTTGCATTGTTCGATTGTTTTGTATGGCCCATACATATCCTCAAGTACAATACAATTCGGTGATGCTAGAATTGAACATACGAGGATCGCAGCTTTGAACATTAGTGTGTCTCCTTCCAATTATCTCCAATGTCATAACTTCCCGACAATGGGCATTTTAATTCCAAACGCTCACCCGCTAATCTAATAGCGTCGGCAAACATTTGACCTATTTGTTCAGCGTGATCAGGCTCACAAGTAAGTTGAACCTCATCGTGTACATTCGCACAATAGTTAAAATGTACAGGCTGATCATCAACGACATAACCTTTAGCGGGTGCTAGTTCATAATGAAATATAACTAATGCCCACTTCATACAAATTGCTCCCATCGATTGTAATAAAAAATTTAATACAGAATGATCAGACACAATTGGTATTCGCCTACCGCCGTCAACTCCTATAAGATATCCTCGGTCAACTTTCTTCTTTAATATTTCTTGAAGTATACCAAGACCAACAATACCTTTGTTCATTCGCTCTCTAATAATTTTACCATTATGATTAGGAGCATTACCTTCCCTTAAAATTTGAGATAGTTTTCTATCACTCGCACCATATAAATATGCGTATGTAATTCTCTTAACTATATCTCTGTTATCTATACCGACGACCTTACCTGTTCTACTATGAACATCAGTTCCGTTTTCTTTACTGCCTTCAAGTAAAGCCTTGGCGTATTCACCTTTATCAAAGTGTCCAAGCATTGCAGCTAACATTCGTAACTCCAACGCGTCGGCGTCGATGCCTACTAGTTTATGTCCTTCGTCAGGTAACCACACCTGTCTCATTCGTAAATCTCTTTTACTTATCTGAGCCATATTAGGTGAAAAGTGTGAACACCTAAATGTGTTTGTACCTATAGTATTTACCTTGCCGTGAACATAATTGTCTTTCACCTTTTTAAGCCAACCCGCTTCTCCTTCGCTTATCTGCGATAATTGTTTTTGACAATAGAAGTAGCGGGCAAGCAATTTTGCTTCGGGATATTTAAGTTCATTAAGAACTTTCTCGTCGATCTGAGGAGCGCCTTGAGGTGTGAACTTAGTAGGTTTCCACCCGTACTTTTCAATAAGGCGCTCCCCGATCTGTTTGCGAGAGCCAGGATTAAAAACTTCAATTTTGTCTTTAAGCCTTTTACCCGTCTTGTCGGAATATCTTTCAATTACAAGGGGAAGGAAAATAGATTGTAATTGCTTTTCAATGTCCGACATATCCTGACGCATTTCTGCATCAAGATCCTGTGCCGCCTTAACATCAAGGCGAAACCCGTGCCGTTCCTGTATGCCCATTACATATGCGAAATCAAATTCACAACGCAATGCTTTTGCCATTTCAGGTTCGATCTGTTTTTTTAAATGTTCATATAATTTTGTCGTGACTTCTACATCTCGTATGCAATAGTCAGCCATTTCATTTGTAAACTTTTCAAAACTATCTACATCGCCTTTTGCATAACCAAGGCGTTCACCCCATTCGGCTAACGAATGTTTCCTTTGTCTCGGATCGAGGAAACGACTCGTGACCAAAGTGTCAAATATTTTTTCTCTTTTGATTTTGGCATTGGTAAGTTTAGTGATAACTGGGTAGTCGAAGTTGAGTCCGTTGTGCATAACCAACCTGTCAGCTTCTTCCATAATTTTAATACCTTCGGATAAAGGTGGGTAATCCAAACTATCTGCATATACAATTACATCTCCTTCCGTATCACCTATAGCGATACAATGAATTACTGACGCATCAATGTCGTCTGTTTCTATATCTACAATTTTAGTGTTCATCAAAATAGCCTTTCTCTTTGTTTGCGTGTACCGATCGATGACAATTACTACAAAGTAAAGAACACTTGTTAGCTTCATCAACTAAGTTGTTCCAACTTGTCGCCGACATAGTTACTTTAGTTAATTTAAATTTTTTTGTTTTGGGATTACGATGGTGAAAATCAAAAGCTTCAGTAGGGAAAGTAAAACCGCAACGCTCACAACGAGCGCCTTTCATTTCGACAAGCGCAGCTCGGCGCTTGGCGCGGAACTTTCTCCTACTATCTTTTGTCCATCCATTCATAATGGTAGTTCCGCATCATCAAATTCAGTTTCGGCTTCTAACAAACCTGTCGCTGAATTATAATTTAAGGAACATACATCTCCCGTTATGCCCGCGTGTCTATTCTTTAGACAACGAACTTTAATTTTGTTTTCACCCTCACTAGCGTTTCGAGAAACAGATAGTACAGAGTCTGATAGCTGACTTATAGATTGACTTCCTCGTAAAGAAGATAGTGATGGTTCAAGTCCATCTTCAAATCCTTTGTCGCTTGTTGTTGGTCTTCGTAAATGACAAACTAAAAACAAAGAAACATTTGTTTGTTCTGTAAATGATCTAAGCTTAGTCATTACATAATCAATTTGTTTTCTTTCGTCACCACCGACAACCATAAACTCAGCGCCTGATAACAAGATACTTAAATGATCTAAGAATAAATATTGGACTCCACATCCAATAACCATATACTTTAATTTGTTTAATAAATTATCTGAATCTAAAGATCCAAAGTGATCATACAAATAAAAGTTTTCAGTTCCTAAAGTTTTATCAAACGCTAATCTTTTTTGCGCTTCGGACACTTCTTCCGAAAGATGCAAAGGCTTTTTGATAGCCATCGACATAAAGCGCAAACCTGTTCTTCCAAGAGATTCTTCCAAAGCCACATAACCGACTTTTCGATTATGTCGTATAGCGCAATCATAAGCGATCTGAGCAACGAGAGTAGATTTTCCAACACCACTTCCAGCCGTAATAGTGCATATTTCGCGCGCTCTAATACCATATAGTATTCTGTTAAAATCTTGAAACGGATATTCGATACCCTTCTCCATAGGTTTTCTAACATCTTCCCATATCTCCTTTCCATTTATTATGCCGTCAGGTCGTAACGGCTTTGCATTATAAACAGAGTTGACCAACTCCTTCACTCTATTCTGTTTTACCATTTCATTAATATCTTTCAATGGTAGAGCAACATTACTTGCTTTACCTGGTGAAAGTATTTCGCAACAATCTTTCGCAGCTTTCTGTCCTTGAGGATCATTATCAAATATAAATGTAACTTCCTCGAAGGACTCTAAAAAATCAATGTTTCTAGCAATAGCAGTTTTAGCTGATGGAGCGCCGTTAGGTATACTAACGACAGGCCAAGTAGGATTTACTTCATTATATGATAAGGCATCTATCTCACCTTCACATACAACAACACGCTTACCGCCTTCTTTCCATAGTTGTTGACCAAACAAACTTATGTCTTTGAAGTCTCCACGAGTTTCAAAATGTTTATTTGGAAATCTTAATTTCTGTCCTACCATCTTGCCGTCTTTATAATACGGCGCAATATGACAGGCTTTGCCTTTTACTTTTGATACCTTGTACCCAAATTTCTTACAGGTTGTTTCCGATATCTTTCTTTCTGTTAACGCGTGGAATTCTCCACCCTTAATTAAATCTGTTGGCATCACTACATCCTTGTTTGTTTTATATGTTTCACAGGAAAAACAAAAAGTGTGATCTCCGTAATCCGTTAGTGCATCGCTTGATTCACAATCAGGACAAGGTAAATGTGTCTTCATACTTTAGTCATCTCCTTATAGGTTATTATTATTTTTGGCTGCTCATTGTCTTCAACGAACCGCTTGACTACTTCGAGTAAAACAATTTGATCATCGTCTCCCCAAAAAGACCCTTGGCTTGTAAGACAATCCAATGGCCCTTTCGCGAAGTTATCTACATCGCCACGAGGGAATAATCTTTCGATAGTTTTAGGTCGAGGACAAATAATCTCTACCAAGGCAATTATCGGGCCAAACAATTTTTTTCCCTTGTGACTATGTATTTCGTTTCGGACATCCCTACGAAATCTTTCGTAGTTCTTTCCGTAATATGTTCCCCACTTAGTCACCCGTGGGCGAGACGCGGGAACAGGATTAACATTAATCACAAATTCATTCGCGCCTTCGCCCATCAGTTTTTTAAAACTCGATATAAATTTAGATGTTGATATCGAAGTCTTTGTCTTTTTGGTCATCGTGATCTTCCTTTACTTCTACATCATTGAAGTCGTTGGAAGGACTACCGCCGAAGTTACGCTTTTCAACAAGCATAACATTTCTTAGTTGAGCAGTCACACCACGATTACCCCCCGCATTATACGGAACGAGAGCAAACGAAGCTTTAATAAGGTCTCCCGACGCGGGAAATTCTTCTTCGCCTAGCGCTTGCTTTTTAGCATCAACAAATCCAGGTTGATACTTCGTCTTTGCAGTAATCATAACTTTGTCTGCAAATTCTTCTTTGTCAGTATCGTTACCATCTTTAAAACAATAACGAATATTCTTTGGAAGTTTATCCCATTCGGACTCGGCTGCCTTCTTGGATTTCGCTCTAACATTTTCAATGAAATCCGAAACGCCTTCTTGTTTAGGATCAAGCACAAGTGTTACCTTATACTTTCCGTCTGAAAATTCCTGTCCTTCATCAGGTTTTGCTAACCAAGCGTAAGCTGCGGTTGCCGTCGGTGAGACTACTATATCTCTTTGTACTTTTGCCATACTATGTTTTCTCCTTGTTAGTGTATAGTTTCATTACAGGGTAAATGATAAAGCATCTCATCCATAAGATGATCAACATCAATACCCTCACTTTGTAGTTTAATTGTCTTATCTACTGACAAGACACCCAACCTTGAGAATTCTTTGAACGCATCAAGGATTAACATTTCTAAAGCCAACGAGTGTTCTACATTGAATTTAGATGTCTTGGGCATAAGGATGCTCTAAATAATTACGCGAAAAAATACTCTGCATTTCTTACCTCGTTAATATCAAACTCACCTTGTTTTGGTGGGTCAGGTAATTCTACTTTACCATTTGCAAAAGAACTTTCAACAAATGGATGAAATTCATCTCGTAACCAATCACCCTTAAACATCTCAACCGCCGTTTCTCTAATAGTATCTCGCAGTATATCCACATAACAAGGATGCACTCCGAAACTATCGTGTACCGCAGCGATATATTGAATTCCTTTTTTATTTAATTTACAGACAACGGATTGTAATAGACTTGCGTCTAATGAATGTATGACATTCGGCGAACTAGATAACATTTGTTTTCTAGAATTTAATCCACCGCCTACAGGATTTTCATCCCACATAAAATAAGACCCCATAACCGTCTTTACATCAGACTTTGCTATGTTCCAATAAGATTGTTGAACAAGACTTCCCGTTGGTGTTTTCCATTGTAACGGATAGTCAAACTCTGCAAGAGCCGTGGCGACATCTTGAAAGTATTGCATTATAGGTCTCGATGCTACGACGGTTTTTTCAAGAGCAATAATTAATTTGTCTCTCAAGTATGCAGCATTTTCTAAACGCGTACCGCCTTTTAACTTATCAACAAAGCCATCACTAATAAGTTGATCTTGTATACCACGCGGAGTCACACCATAACTTGTAGTCATCGTGGCTCTCTTTGCAGTTTTACGATTGATGTTACCAACCCAACGCTTTGCCTGTGTTAGATTCTTACCATTCTTTATATCTTCATTGACTAATTCTTTTACAACTTCAGCAACATTTGTATATATGTCGTAGCGTTGTGGATCAGAACTACAATTAGTTAACCTTGCGCCTACAGGATCTCGACCAATAAGACTTAAAATTTGTAAACCATTGTTACTGCCGTCTTGGTGTACAATTATATTAGACATATACTTTTCAGGATTATCGACATTGATTGCGTTTCGATATTCCTGACAAGCCTGTAAAAATTCTAATTCTTTATCAGCAGTTGCCCAAAATTTATTGCCGTCAAAAGGTTGAGCTGCACTATCAAGTATCTCTTCCTTGTTATCTTTTACCCACACTTGCATATCTTCAAATGTACCTTTGTCATATCCATAAGTGTTTGCAAGTTTAACACCAAGCCAAAACAACCCGCGCTCTCCAAGTGGATATCTATCTGCAAATCTCATCGTACCTCTACCGAGACTATCAGATTGCGGATTCCAATCAGGCGTCACATAATACATTCTTGTCCTGGAATCACACTTGATAACATTGTAGACCGCCTTGTCACCAATGTGATCCATTAGTTTTATTTTTCTGATAACGGCTTCACGCTTTGACATCTCTTGTGCATTGCGTCCGTGTATCTTTGATAAATTGTATTTGTATTCTGCCCGTTGCACCTTATCCATTTTCTCCCACACATCGTCACTTAGTTTTGGTGGTAGTTTTTCTGCGTTAGGTGAAGGCATACATTCAACTAAATTTAAA